GCTGATCAAACAGCTGCACAAGAAAGACTACAAGTACAAGTGCAAGGACGCACCGCTGAACAGCTTTTGCAACAGCGGCCTGTGCCGCACGCGCAAGTTCGGCATCGGTGCCAATGGCCCTGACGCACCACAGATCGCATCGCTGTCCAAGTACGCATCCGAACCGCCGCTGTGGTTTTTGGATGTCAATGGGCGTCGAATTGAGCTTGAGACAGAGAGCCTCTTCACACAGGCCGCATTCCAGAAAGCCTGCGTCGAGAAGTTGAACGTACTACCCCCGTCACTGCGCAAGACAGACTGGGAGAACATGCTCAACGCACTCCTGAAAGAGATGGTTGAGACAGAACAGATATCGGAAGCCAGCGAAGACACCAGCCTGACCGGGCGCTTCATGGACCTGCTCGAGGAATTCACCACCCACATGCAGCAGGCAATGGACCGCGATGAAATCCTTATGGGACGTCCTTGGACGGATGATGAAGAATCTAAGACGTACTTCCGCATGAAGGATTTAGAATCGCACCTCAAGCGCAACAACTTCATCGGATTGACCGCACCGAAAATCGCAGCGCGGATCAGGGACCTTGGTGGCGAACCGATACCGCTCTTTCTCAAGGGCCGCACCGTTCGCTGCTGGCGCATCCCGCGCTTTGCCAAACAAGACGCACCTTTTGAAACCGAAACACGACGACAAGGCGGAGCACCCTTCTGATGCTGAAAATTGATGGATTTGATGGCGCAATCATTGGACCGGCACTGATCTGGCTTGGTGGCCAGCGTGTAGATGTTCTGGTCTACAACGGCGAAGAGATGCGCGAGACCTTGATGCGCCGCGACAAGATGGACGCGGATGAAGCGCGCGAGTACATCGCATTCAACATTGAGGATGCCTACCTCGGCGAGGACACTCCCATCATCGTCTGGCCAGAGGATGAATGGCGGCTTGATGAGTGAAGTGCACAAGGTCTTCGGCCCACCGGGCAGCGGCAAGACCACCTACCTGCTGAATGTTGTGGATCGCGAACTGAGCGCAGGCACGCGCTCGGGCAAGATCGGCTACTTCTCGTTCACCCGCAAAGCGGCCAACGAAGCGCGCGATCGTGCCATCAAGAAGTTCCCCGACCTCAACGCACGCACCGACTTCCCGTTCTTTCGCACGCTGCACAGCCTTGCCTTTTACTGCCTGTCGATGAAGACAGAACAGATCATGCAGGCCGAGCACTACAAGGAATTTGCTGCGCAAGCAGGCATCGAGCTGTCCGTGGTGAACGAAGAGGAGATGGTGCGCGCCGACCATCCGGTACTGAACGAAGTGAACCTCGCCCGCATCCGGGGCGTGGACCTGCGCACGCACTACAACCAAAGCAAGATGGGCATCGAGTGGCACCACTTCGAGTTCGTCGAGCGCACCTACCGCCACTTCAAACGCGACCAAGGCCTGTTCGATTTCACCGACCTGCTGGAAATGGTGATCGAGCAGCCCCAAACGCTGCCGCGCCTTGATGTGCTCATCATCGACGAGGCACAGGACCTCTCACGGCTGCAGTGGAATCTGGTGGATGCCCTCATCAAACGCGCAGCGCGGACCTACATCGCAGGCGACGACGACCAAGCCGTGTTCATCTGGGCAGGCGCAGACGTGCAAAGCTTCCTGACTGCCAAGGGATCGATCACGGTACTGGACAAGTCCTACCGCGTCCCGGCCAAGGTCCACACGCTCGCCAATACCATCGTTCACCGCATCCGCCAACGCCAACCCAAGACATGGCAGCCGCGCGAATTCGAGGGCGCGGTCAAGCTGTACCGGCGCTTTGAGGACGTGGCCATCAACGATCAAGAATGGCTGATCCTCGCCACGACCAACTACCTGCTGAACCCCGTGCACGAATGGCTGCGCTCCATGGGCGTGCTGTTTGAGCGCTCGGGTGTGCCCAGCGTCTCGCCACAAATGCTACAGGCCGTGGTGGATTGGGAGCGCCTGCGCAAGGGCCAAGCCATCTCCGGCGCTGCCGTGCGCGGGGTGTACCGCTACATGGACAGCACCTGCATCCTGCACGGCCACCGGACCTTCAAGACGGGCATCGACGCAGAGCTCTATGATCTCGAAACGCTGATCAAGGACCACGGCCTGAACACCGACATGATCTGGCACCAAGTGCTGACCAAGATCGCCGATGACAAGCGCCAGTACCTGATCTCCGTACTGCGCCGGGGCGGCAAGGTTTCCGAGTCCAGCCGCATCCGTCTTTCCACCATCCATGGCGCAAAGGGCGGGGAAGCTGACCACGTCCTGCTGCTCATGGACCTCTCCCCAAAATTCGCCGCTGAATATGCGGTGAATTCCGACAACATTCACCGCTTGTTCTACGTGGGCGTCACGCGCGCCAAGGAAGGGTTGCACCTAGTGCTGCCCAAATCGACCGACAAAGGATTCCGCCTGTGAGCACTATGCCGATGTTCCCCACTCCCTGCGAGTGGGTGGCTCCCGAGACGTTCCCCAACTTATCCACAGCCAAGGAGATTGCGATCGACTTGGAGACCTGTGATCCGAACATGGAATCCTTCGGCCCGGGCTGGCCGCGCAACGACGGCTTCATCGTCGGCTACGCCATCGCCGTGGACGGCTGGAAAGGGTACTATCCCGTTGCCCACCAAGGTGGGGGCAACCTTGACAAGGCCCGCGTGGAGCGGTGGATCAAAGATGTCATGCTTTTGCCCGCCGACAAGGTGATGCACAACGCCGCCTACGATCTGGGCTGGCTCACGGCCACCGGCTTCAAGGTCAACGGCCAGATCGTGGACACCATGATCGCCGCGCCGCTGCTGGACGAGAACCGCTTCTCCTACAGCCTGAACAGCCTTGGCTTTGACTACCTGCAGGAGATCAAGTCCGAGCAGGGCCTCAAACAAGCCGCCGGGGACTTCGGCGTGCACCCCAAGAAAGAGCTCTGGAAGCTCCCGGCCATGTACGTGGGCGACTACGCCGAGCAGGACGCTGCGCTGACGCTCAAGCTCTGGCAGCACTTCAAGGGCCTGATGCGGCGCGAAGAGGTGGAATCCATCTTCGATCTGGAGACCAAGACCTTCCCCGTCCTGTTCGAGATGACCCGCCGGGGCATCAGGTTTGACCGAGCGCGGGCCGAGCGCCTGATCGACCAGCTGCAGAAACGGGAAAAGGAAATCCACGCCGAGCTGCGCAAGCTTTGCGGCAAGTCGGTGGACATCTGGGCGGCGCAATCGATTGCCACCGCCTTTGACGGCCTGTCCATCCCGTACAGCAAGACCACCAACGGCCTGCCCAGCTTCACCAAGAACTTCCTCGACAACTGCGAACATCCCGTGGCCAAGCTCATCATCGAGGCGCGCGAGACCAACAAGACGCACAGCACGTTCCTGCAGCCGTACCTGAACTTCTCCGAGAAGACCGGGCGCATCCATCCGCACGTCAACCAGCTGCGATCGGACGATGGCGGCACGGTCACCGGCCGCCTGTCCATGGCCAACCCCAACCTGCAGCAGGTCCCGGCCCGGCACGAGGTCATCGGACCCATGGTGCGCAGCCTGTTCCTGCCCGAGGAAGGCCAGCTCTGGGCCTCCAACGACTTCTCCTCCCAAGAACCGCGCCTGCTGGTGCACTACGCCAACCTGCTGGAGCTCCCCGGGGTGGGCAAGATGGTGGACGCCTACCGCAACGACCCGAACACCGACTTCCACCAGATGGTGGCGGACATGGCCGGAATCGCCCGCAAACCGGCCAAAACCATCGGCCTCGGCCTGACCTACGGCATGGGCAAAGCCAAGCTGGCCGGGGAACTGGGCCTGTCACAGGACGAAGCCTCCGACCTGATCAGCACCTTCCACAGCAAGGTCCCATTCCTCAAAGGTACGATCGAAGCCGTCATGCGCCGCATCGAACACGCCGCCTCCGGTGGCGCGATCCGCACCCTGCTTGGCCGCCGTTGCCGATTCCCCCTGTGGGAACCCACCCAGTGGGGCGTACACAAGGCGCTGCCGCGCGAACAGGCCATCATTGAATACGGACATCGGATCAAGCGCGCTGGGACCTACAAGGGCCTGAATCGCTTGATTCAGGGCAGTGCCGCAGACCAGACCAAGGCGGCCATGGTGGCGCTGGCAGAGGCCGGATTCACCTGCGCGCTGCAGGTGCACGACGAAGTCGCGCTATCGGTCAACAACAGGGAAGAGGCGGTTGAAGCTGCGCGGATCATGGCCAGCGCAGTGAAACTGGAAGTGCCCAGCCGGGTGGATGTTGAAATCGGACCCAGCTGGGGTGAAGCGGCGTAGCGTTATTGCCAAAGCGCGCGTGACTTAACGCGGCGCGCGAGCCATTTCCAAAAGTAGCCCCAGCCGAACATGATGTCGTTTTGGCGCTCGAGGTCCGCGATCCGGGCAAGACACGCATCGTGGTGCTTGGACAGCATGTTGTAGGCCCGCTCCTTCAGCACAAGGTCCTCCTGAAACAGCGTGAAAACCTTTTGCAGCGTGTCTTTGCTGGCCTCGCCGCTGTCGAGCCGATTAATTAGGAAGTCGATGTGACTGCGCACTGCGTCCGCATCACCTTCCTCGATCGCCTGACGCAGCTTCTTCGCCATTTTCTCGCTCTTGCGCTTGTCGGCCTCTTCGACTGCCTCCTTCACCTGCATGTCGATCTCGCGCTGTTGCTGTTTTTTGATTTCACTGCGAATGCGATACACCGTCACGCTGTGTTCATCGCCTAAAGTCAGCTTGTTTAGTACGGTTGTCCGAGACAGGTGCGGGAAACGCACCAGCAGCTCATAGATTTGGCGATTGACGCCCTTACGTTTGCCTGCCATGTTCATTCTCCTTTTAAATTGGACCGAAGGACCCGGGTTTTCTCTTCGACTTGCCATTGACCATCCCCTCAACAACTTCCATGAGGCGATCGGACTCCCTGCAAATTGCCTTGTCCGTTTCCACCTCAATCAACTTTTCCAAGTAGTGCTTGGCCTTGTCCAGATCAGACAGCCCACCCTTGTCCTGCCACCGGGAGACGTACTTGACGATGTTGCCTTCAAGGTACCCCAGATCGTTAGAAGTGATGTAGTCCCACGGCTGGATGGCCTTGCTCTTGTAGTGCGTGCCGCCTACCTGTACCGCGTTGGCTTTACTCATGGCTCGGGTCCTTCGGTCCAATGTGCGCCACACCCTCCTCATCAAAGCGCAGCAGCAACCCCTGCTTGGCGTACTTCTCCTTCAGGTCCGCCAACGGATCAACATGCTCCTCACGCAGCAACGCCACTGCAAACTCCAGCTGCCACTTCTCCCGCGCCTTGTCACTCGGCATCGCATTCGCCTGCTGCTCCAACCACTGCGCTGCGATGAATCTCTTCAGTTGCTGTGTCATGCTTTCTCCATTTCGTTCAGACAATACAGTTTGATGGACCGCGCAGCGAGGACAATCTCATCTGCCAAATCACACGCCCGTGCCCAATCACGCGCGACTAACGCATCGTGGGCCTCGCGCTGCAACTTTTGAATCTTGATGATGCTCTCGCCGTAATCTTTGATGCTCATCTACTAATTTCTTACTCCTTGGCTTGAAGTAAGGCACTTTTAATTTCTGTTGCTTTTTAGACGGGAATAATTCCTCTGTAAAAACATTCATCCCGTTTACTACATAAGACACCCTTCCAAACTGGTTTTTTGTTACCTTTTCAACAATTCCAACAAAAGGTTTGCCACGATGTTCAAGCGGGTATACTGCTACCGGTTGACCGACTTCTACATACCGCCTTGTCCAGTTAATGTTTTCGTGCCTCATTCATTCCCCCTTGCTCGGATAGCGGCGGCGCAAGTCACAAATGCACCACCAAGCATATTTAATCCATCGGGATGTTCTTCACACATCTTTGCACACGCCTCGCGTTCCTCTGCGGCAATCAACTCGGCGAACTTTTCTATATCTTCTGCTGATTCTACCCAGTAATAACTGTAGTCTTTCTGACTCAAAGATATACCAGCCTGTTCAGCCAGTTCACGAATTCGTTCAGTATTCATTTTCAATTTCTTTTGATTCCATCACGGGTAGGTATTCTCCTCTTATCTGCTCTATACATTCCTTCACAATCAACTTGGTAAATTTTTCCACTATGAAATCGGGCACAGCCCGAACTCCACCTGTTAGTTGAGCCTGTATAGCAAGTTCTTTAATTCGTTTAGTATTCATAGTTCACCGTCTCCTCATTCGCTTGCAATAAACGCGCTCCGTTCTTGTAATGGAAGTTTCTCGCCATCTCCGTCTTCGGACTCATGGTGACGATGCGCTTGATGGGCGATCCTTCAAACCGAGTCATTTCAAGATACTCACGCACCAGTGTGCTGCCCGCACCTTTTTTGTATGACCAAATGCTGTACAAGACGGCGTTGTCAAATGTGACTTTCGTCGGGTCAGCCAGCAGTTCAGCTTCGGTGGTGGGTATCGTGTCTTTGAACGCTACGCACAGAATCGCTGCCAGCTGCTTGTCTTCGATCCACATCCACACACCCCGTGTGCAAAGTGCCAACCGCTCCTCCGGCCAAATTCCCGGACGCACAGGGTCCTCCAGCAGCACTGGGTCAGGTTTGATTAGTTGGACTAGCATCATTCCCCCTTGATACCGTGGGCGGCTTCGCATTCGAGCCATCCGAGTTTGAACATCTTGCCTTCGGCTTGCGTCATCTCGCAGGGCGATTGTGGTGGCAGCGGCTTGCGTTGTGGTGGGGGAGCATGAACTGTGACAACGCTCAAAGCCCAATCAAGCCATTGTTTTGCAGTCATGTCGTAATACCCAAACGGGCCAACAGAACATAGGTCTTCGCCAACACGGATGGCTGCGTTGCGCCACGCCACCGGCTTTTGCTCCGGCTTGGGCTGTGGTGGGGCGGTGTAGAGGGGTTCAGCATTTTTAATTTTTTCTCTCCAATTGCTGCCGCTACCGTTGTCAATGTATAGCCATCCATATCCATCAAAGTCATAGCGCATAGCCACCGGCTCCTGCTCCGGCTGTGCCAAGGCTTCGTGAATGGCGGTGATGGCTTGTCGTTGCACTTCGTATGCTGTTGGGGTTGTTTTCACATCAACGACCACAGTTTCCAACGCCTCAAGCGCCAGCTTCAATGCTTCGTCTTTACTCACCGTTCTTCTCCCGCAGCTTGGCTTCGATGGCTTTGGCAAAATCGTCTACATAGATTTCGACCTCCTCATACCCATCGCCCTCGTCATATGATGTGTAGCTTACATAGAGTTCACCGCTCTCATCAGAGCCGTATCTAATGTTTTTGTATTCCTCCTCCGTCAGCCCAACCCATTCGCGCTGCGGTGGTGCGAGGTAAAGAGGCGTGAGACGGTTTCCTAGCGGCGCGTCCGGCTTTTTTGACCCAACATGCCAGCGCGACGAATAAGAATTGCTCCAAGAGTTGGCAAACAAGTTACGCAGCGGCCAATTCTTTGTGCTTGGTTCTGACTCTAACCACGCCACAGGCTCTTGCTCCGGTTGTGCCAAGGCCATGCCGCCAACGACTCCAATCAGCCGGTGTATCTCAGCCACAAGCGCCGCCGTTGTTTCAACATCCACCGGCACAATTGCGTATGGAAATAGCCATTCTTCTTTCATGTGTTCTTCTCCTTTAATTTTGCTTCGATGGCATCAATGAAAGAAGGTACACCTTCAATCCAAGCTTCTACCTGATTTCGTCCTGCATAAAGATGCAGACCTTCAAAATGGTCACGCTCTTCCTCCGTCAGCCCAACCCATGTGCGTTGTGGTGCTTGTAAATGTTTTGGTTCTTTGCAAGACAAATCACAAAAATGCGAACGACATTTGTAACAAGGTTTATCCCACTTAATCATGTGTTCTTCTCCCGCAGTTTGGCTTGAATTGTTTTTACAAGCAAAACCAATCGTTCAGGGTTTTGCGAATACCAGCCATGACAAAAATACTTTGCTTCTGACTTTATTTCCGCATCCGTCAGCCCAACCCATTCGCGCTGTGGTGGTGTGGTGTAGAGAGTGCGAACTTCATACGGCCCGTGTCCATCGTGATGATCAGGAATACCGTCATACCAGTCTGCACAATGAAGGCTGCGGAATTGATGAATCGCCACCGGCTCTTGCTCCGGCTGTTCTTTCTTCTCGTTTGGCACCCATTGCATAATTTGCCTCTTTCTCCACCCGTAGGCGGTCATAGCGTGGTGCCGCGCTTCGGGCACGGCCACAGTC